ACACGGGAGCGTATGAGTTTTCCGTTAGCTTAGAGGAGGTGTAAACCATGGTGATTTACGAGCATGTAAAGGGCACAATTGTGATACCAATTTATGATGATGATGGTGAGTTTGCCAATCGTACCGCCGACATCAATTTCACAGAGGACGACATTATCAAAGGCAGCTGCACCATCACTGCCCGTGCATGCGATGACAACACGTTTTCACTGGGCGGTGTTCGCTCTACAGAATTATCCATCAAACTGCGGCTGGATGGTGAGGGTGTCAACGCTTACAATCTGTATGGAGCAAAAATCACCCTCTACAGCTGCTACAAACAAAACCCGACTGCTTCGGACTGGGTGTTTCGTGGCTTTTATTGGGTCACGTCCGTGTCGCATGTCAAAAACGTCTATACACTGCGTGCATCGGATGTTTTGGTGTGGCTGGATGCAAATAGCTATGAAGGTGGCGATGAAAATGAGAAAGATGATAGCGGAAAAACTGAACTTGATAAAAGATTAGTCAACGTACATCGAACATTGGATAAAAGTGTGGAAGAAATCTTAGATGTTATCAACAACGTGTTATCAGAAACAGAAAATGAAACAATTACTTTGCACCGACTGGATGAATCAAGGAAATCTCCACATGACTTAGTTGGCATTTTTCGTAACAATTCGCCGGAATTTCCGCAGCCAATCACGCTTGCAATAAGTATGTGGGGGGTGTTGGACGAAAATGACGGATATTTCAATAGCCGTTCCGCAAGTGATTACATCACAGATATTGCGGAACTATACGCCGGATTTGCTACGGAATATAGTTGCTTAGATTTTACACCAGACAACCCACAATTGCAAATCATACCGTTTGGATATCAAAACGAATCTGCAGGTTATGGCACTGTGTCCATTCAATACAATGAAATAGAGCGTGATTCGTTAGACATTGCCGGATACAAATTGTATTTTCAAAAGACATTAGTGAAAACATTTGACGGGACAGTGTGGGGGATGTGGGGCAACCCTAAAAAATATGGTGGGAATGTCATTACAGACCTTACAGGCAATTCATTTTTAGATGGAAGACATCACGGCATGGTAAGATACGATGAAGACCATAATACAAATTATCAAGACCAAGCAGAAGGAAATGTGTTTGAGATTATGGAAACAATTGGAATACATGTTGGAAAATTAAACGTGCGTCCATTTAAATTAAAATGTCATAAGGCGTTTGACAACTGGAAAGAATATCCGAAACTTGGAATGCAAATCGAAATTGAAGATGCAAATCGAAAAATCAAGAAAAGTATCATTACAAAAGCAATCTGGAAATTTCGTGGCGGCTGGGAGTTGGGCTGCACTGGCAGTGATAACCGTGTTTTATCGCAAGCTGCTAAAAAATCGCTTGCCAGTCATGAGAGTGGCAATGTAAAGATGTACGCCAATTATGTTGCTTCGGAACTAAATAAACACACAAAATTCGTTGAAGGCAACACAAAAACAGCAAACGGCAATGCAAACGGAAGATTAGATGTTGAAATTTTTGACAGCTTTATGCAAACAGTGGCAAACGCCTTCGGAGAAGCAGGAGTTGATTTTGGGTTTAGCTATGAAAACGGAACAACTGAACTTCCAGATTATAAAAAATAAAAAAGGAGTGATACCATGTTAACCGCAAATCAAAAATACATCGATACGGCAAACATTCGGCATTTACTGGGTGCTGGCGAAAAGAATGCCGACAAAATTCAAATCGCTGTTGACCGGTACTATCATCAGATGGATTTGTCCGCCTGCCTGTTTACCCTGCGAGCCGTCAACAGCGGTGGTGGGTTGGTTATGCAAAACCTTGAAAAAGAGGTCACAGAAAGCCAGATTATCCTAACTTGGACGATTACAGAGGATTTTACGGCAGTTCCCGGTCAGCTGCTGCCGGAAATCGTTGGTCAGCAGGATGACACTGTTGTGATCAAATACGAGATGACCCCGATGGTTGTTCGTAACTCCATTTTGGAGCAGTACAAAGGCGGAATTGATGCGATTGACAAAGCTCTCCGTGAGATGCAGTCCATCCTTGCACAAGCAGAACAGCTGATTGCAAAAATGCCGATCATCAAAAACGGCACATGGTGGATTTATGATGCAACCACGGGCAATTATCAGGATTCCGGACAGTCTGCAAAGGGCGACACTGGAACGCCCGGCAAGGACGGCATAAACGGAAAAGACGGAAAAAACGGTGCAGACGGTTACTCCCCAACGGCAACCGTCACCGAAACGGACACCGGAGCAACCATCACCATCACCGACAAAAACGGTACAACCACAGCAACCGTCAAAAACGGGATAAGCGGTGACGCTGCATCTTGGGGCGACTTTACACCCGGATGGGATGGGCAAGCGACCTTAAGCTATTGCAAAGCAAAATTGGTGACGGTGATGGGCAAGCAAACATGGCAGATATTGCCGTCCATCAGCACGGTATCTCACAACGCTCTGGATATTGTACCGGACGGGCTGTTTGTGCTGGATTTGTCGCCGGATGTTAATGTACTCAAAGAATCCGCCCATACACACGACAATAAAGATTTTTTGGACGGCATTGAAACTTACTTGCATAGCACTTACTCGAAAGTGACCGCAGAGCGAGAGGCGGCGGATAATAACCTTGCAACTCGCATCAAAGCCTTAGAGGACAGCGTCGGCGATATATCCACGGTGCTTGCAACGATGGTGGAGGTGTAACATGGCGGTGACAATCGCAGAACAGCTGACAAAATTAAACCAACTGCGGCAGCAACTTGCAGCGAATCTTACCACAAAGGGTGTTTCTGCAAGTGCGGCGGAAAAATTTAACACCCTTGTACCAAAGGTGCTGGAGATTTCCGGCGGTGAAACGCCAACCAAAAAAATCGTGCTATATGATGCGGATAATCAGGAGAATGTACGACTGCTCTACAATGGTACGATTTACAGCGTGGCAGACTTTACCGCCTTGCATGCAGATTTTTGCAGTGCGAAGAACAACTACGCTCTGAACTATGGAACAACCGTTTTTGGATGGGATTATAGCTGCTATACCTGTTGCACGCTGCCGATCAGCGTGACCGCATCCACGCAAATTGCAATCCGCTTTCTTTCTGGAAGTACGGAAGTTGGCATTTTACGCTTAGTACAATCCGACACCGGAACGGCTGCGGACATCCTTGCCAAAGCACAAACGGAAGGCAGCTATATCGACCTGCCCTTGCAGTGGTTGCAAAATACCGAATATGTCACCACATTGACACCGTGCGAGGGCGTAACTGCTGGTACTTACTACTTAGTTTGGGTCGGACGGAGCAACAACAGTAAGCCGCTGATTCAGTCCATCACAATTTTATAAGGAGAGCGTTACAAATGAATATTATTGAAGCTGTAGAATCATTAAAACAGGGAAAAGCCATCCAGCGGAGCGGCTGGGGCAATGCGAAAATTAAAGCCGTGCAGCTGGAAAACGGGCAGTATCAAATTTTTGCAAGTGGCGACTTAACGCCGGAAATGCTGGTATTGCTTTCCGGTGACTATGAAACGAAGGAGGAAGAATCGGCATGAGAAATTGGAAACTTTGGGTGAAGGCTGCAGCAGTCAGAGCCGTGAAAACGATGGCACAGACCGCCGTGGCAACCATCGGCGTGGCTGCTGTGATGCAGGAAGTCAATTGGATTGCCGTGGGCAGTGCGGCTCTGTTGGCTGGGGTGTTGTCTGTTTTAACATCCGTGGCAGGGCTTCCAGAAGTCGAATAAGGAGTGCAATATGTCAATTCTTACATACAAATTTGACGACCAAACACAGCTTTCCCCACATTTCAACGCCCGTGAATTTCGGTGTCAGTGTGGACAACCACATGAAACTTTGATTGCGTCTGAACTGATAGACAAGCTGGAAGCCCTCTACACCGCTCTGAACTGTAGCAAAATCATTGTAACAAGCGGCTACCGCTGTCCAGAGCATGACAAGGCGGTTGGCGGCACGAGCAGCGGACAACATACTAAAGGCACTGCTGCGGATGTCTGCTGTTACGGGCAGGATGGGCAACCAATCAGCAGCAAAACGGTGTGCTGTAAGGCTCAGAATCTGGGGTTTGGAGGTATCGCTAACATCACAAGTAGTTATCAATACACACATCTGGATGTGCGGACAGGATACCGCTGGTTGGGCGACGAGGTCAAAGGCAATGGCACAGTTACAGATGATTTTTACAAGTATTTTGGTATGGAAAAGGCAGAGTCTAAAATAAAAAATCTCTTAAAAGGGATTGATGTATCCTATGCACAAGGCGTGATTGACTGGGAAAAAGTAAAAGCATCAGGGTTGGTGGATTTTGCGATTCTGCGAGCAGGCTATGGCAAAGAAACTTCTCAGATTGATGACCAATTCAATCGAAACTATACAGCCTGCAAACAGCTGGGTATTCCGGTCGGCGTTTACTGGTATAGTTATGCTACCACTGCCGCAGAAGCAGAGCAGGAAGCAAAGGTTTGCCTGCAAACAATTCGAGGAAAGCAGTTTGAATATCCGGTTGCGTTCGACATCGAAGAGTTTCGCTGCCTTCAA